GCGTCAATAGATGCATCGTTCGGTGCACCAGTAGGAACAGTTTCTTTGGTTTGTTCTACTACTGCGGGTGCCGATGCTTGTTCAACAATCTTACCCTGCACATCAAATATGTCATTCAATTTTTCATCAATAGTTTTTTTCATTTTATTATGGTGTATATCCATTGTTATTTGTTTGTACTTCAGTTATTTCAAACTCAGAATTACCAGTGAAGGTTTGCGTAGATATAATTGCTTTATTGATTGCAGGACCGTCATCGATAAGATTAACATCTTCTCTGATAATATACTTGAACTTGTTGACAGGTCCAAACAAGTATCCTTTGATAACAAAGTCTAATTGCCATGTCTGAATTCTTGGTGAATCAAATCCACCTTCGTATGTGTCAGACGATGTGATTGTAATCAATTCAATAGGCACGTCCATGTTTAAATTTAACTCAGGAACCATCTTCATTGTGACTGTAAAGTCTGGTGTAAAGAATGGCACAATCTGCTCTACAATCTGTGTTCCGTCTTCGGTGTTTTTTGTTAGAACGTGCAAAGAAAAGTTAAAGTCGTATGGCACTGGTGAATACATGAAATTGAAATCAAGCCCGCCAGTGTTAACACCTCTAGTGATTTTGTGTGCGCTATTCAACTTTCTCTGCGGTGCATATGACATGCTTGTGAATTCAAATCCAAGTCTTGGCAGAGTAGTAGAAATTTCACGGCGAGCCTCAGGATCAGAGATTGCTCTTTGAATGAACTTCTCTTTTGGTCCATATTCGATAGGCACGTTTAGCGTTTGAACTTTTGTTCCTGCGGTGTCGTATCTTTCAATCTGAATTTCATTGAATATATTACCAAACATAATGACATAGCGTCTAAGTGTTCCGTGATAGAAATCGTGTCCGAACATCATATTAGAAGTTCCTTGTCAGTGAGAATGGATTTTTTTCTGAGAAGTCAAGAATATCATCATCGATGATTTTCTGTCCAATATTCTCATTGTCTGCTGATACGAGTACATCTGAAACAACTCTTGCTTCGTTAACAATATATGTGCTATCTTCTAAAGTCAATATGTCATTATCTTCAGCAAGCATTTTCTCGATGTTATCTGATGATGTGCTGTATTCATCTTCGATAGCATCAATATCAGCAACATCTGTATTGATGCGCTGGCTAGAGTATTCGAATTTGTCGCAACGCATTTCGAACGTGTAGAGTTTACCTAACTGAAAGAAGTTTTCAATGTTTTCGGTAAATTTAATTTCATACATTGCATTAAGCATTGGAATCCAAAGAAGATCGCCTTCTCTGGGTCTTGGTATAGTTCCGTAATCATACAACTGTTCGTCAAGCAAAGCGTCACCCTCTTCTGTTTTCATGTTGTATGAATACTCAGTCATGTATGTCGGTTTTAACATCTGATTGAATCTTTTTTGTGCAACAGAAAACGTGACAGTTTCTTCAATCTGCAAGCCAAACTTAGAAAGGAAGTCTTGTTGACCTTGAAAGCCATCAAAACTTTTAATGTACAATTCTAACTCAAGTGCGTCATCGAAAATCATCAAAGAATCTTCACCATAAATTAAATCTAAATTTACGTGAGTTCTTGGTAGGTAATAAGCATCTACGCCATAAATCTTAATCGATTCGATAATTAAATCTTCGACAAGGGTTTGCTCTTGCTTGACTGGCGTGTACTGATTAAAAAATCGATTGCGTGCCATTGTGATTAGCCCATCATGTCAGTAACTGGTAAAGAATATGAACTAATAACTTCTGACTCTAGTGCTTGAATTTCTTCTGTCGCTTCGTCCCAAATCTTTTGTCCGTTGAACGACACATTGCCTGGCATTGAGATACCTTCAAACTTCTTCAAGTTTTCACCCCATTGCTTTTTGATTTGTGCCGCACAATACTTCTGCAAGAATCTGTCATTGTAAACATCGGTGAATGTATCAGGATCAATTTTCTTGTATCCTTCAATGATGATGTACTCGCCTACGCTAATTTTTGTGTCCCAAGACATATCAATATACACTCTGTTGATATGACGATTGAATCTGAGAGATTGTTTACCAACAAAGAGTTCTTCTGCTAAAGCAACGTTTTGAAACGCCATGACGTATGGCGCAAACGGACCTGTGTTGAATGAATACAAGTCATTCAAAGAAATTTGATATCTTAGATTAAAAAGATTGTTTGTAGAATAGCTGTCACCAATGTCAAAAACATTCATCACACCAACAACCGAATCTGGTACTGTAATGTACTTGTTTGTTTTGTCTTCTTCCGTGACAGCGTGTGCTAGATAGACTTTTTCTGTTGCGTCATAGTGATAGTCGTAGTAATATTGAAATGCAATCTCAATGCAGTCTTCAACTTGTTCGTCTGCTACGTTTATCTCTAAGAGAGGCGCACCTAGTCTTCTAAGACAGAATTGTTTGAATTCTTCTCTTGTTGCTGGTTTGCTTGTACTCATTTACTGTGCCCCTTATGAATTTCATCTTCTATTTATAATAAGGGAGAAAATAAAAAACCCACCGAGAAGGTGGGTTTGATATTGATTAAGTAATTTAAATCATGGAAAACCGTTACGACCAGTTTGAAATCCAACACCAAAACCACCGGTAGTATCCCATCTAATCAAAACAGCACCGGCGCCTGAAGTCATGTACGTAACATCGTTACCAGAATCACCAACACCTCCTCCAAATGATCCGCCACCGCCTTTGGGTTGACTGCCGCCAGAAACGTATCTTCCGCCAACAGGACCTAAGCCATTTTCACCTGAATCAGGCGCCCCCGATACATTGCCTCCTGCATATCCATAACGCCCGCCCGGTGCGCCTTGACATGGCCCGCCGTAATTTACACAGTTTTGTCCGCCACCGCCACCACCTAAGTCACTTCCATTAAATGGCTCTGCACCTGATCCAAAGCCTTGAAGAAATCTACCATTTCCACCGTAGCTATATTGAAAAGTAGAATCAACTGCTTGAACCGTACTCAATGATCCACCAGATGAGACCAACGTTGGTGACGCTGTGCTGCCAGGTCCTCTATACCTATAACAATTAAAGCCACTATCTGCTATACCGCCAGTGGTTTCACCAGCATGTGATACACTGAGCGATGTGTAAACGCCACTTAATTCAACATGAAGTGATACATTTCTTGACGGGAATCCACCCACACTGTCAGAAAGGGCTTCTGGGTAATTATTACTTCCTGTTTTTATGTATGCTGTTTGTGAAGTTAAAGTTCCTATATGACGCCCTCCACCGCCACCGCCTCCGCCACCGCCACCACCGCCGGTGTGATCTCCGCCACCACCTTGACATGTTATGTCAATAGTTTTATTTAATAAAAATGCTGGCAATGTTATTGAATGCATGCCTGTTCCGGTGCTTGTATGTTGCCAACCGTAAAATAAAAGACCATATCCGTTGTGTACAATTTTTGCAGTTCCAGTTTGATTACCATCACTAGTGGGTATATTATTATAACTGTTGTAGATTGTTCCTGACAACTGAGGATTTGTTGGTGTAACAGAATTAGATGCAGAAGATGCAGAAGATGTTCCAATAGCATTTGTTGCAGTAACTGTAAATGTGTATGCAGTGTCGTTGGTCAAACCACTTACTGTAATTGGTGACGAAGCACCAGTTCCCGTGACACCACCAGGACTTGACGTTACTGTAAAGCCAGTAATTGCAGAACCACCATTGCTTGCTGGCGCAGAAAAAGTTACAGATGCACTAGCATTACCTGCTGTAGCTGTTCCGATTGTTGGTGCGTCAGGTCGTGTAGCACCTGCACCACCAATCATCATGTTTCTAATAGACATTAGGTTAATCCTCCGCCATTGATTACGAACTCATTAGAAGCAACGCATAGAACCGTACATACGCCTCTCAATGCAAGACTTCTATTACCTGTGTTTGATGTACCAGCTTGTCTCAATGTTACGCCACCACCTTGTGTGATAGTAATTGTAGAACCTGAGTTATTATAGATTGTAACGTTATCACCAACTGAAAATGTGCCAGATGGTACTGTAACGCCTGCTGTTGTATTAACGAATCTACCAACGTCAGCCGCTACTAATGAATATGAACCAGACTGTGCATTCTGTGGCAATGCTCTCAAGTTACCATATCCGTCATAGACATAAGTGCCAGCATATATGTTACCTGCGACACCAAGACCACCCGCAACTGTCAATGCACCAGTCGTAGAACTAGAAGATGCTGTTGTGTTTGCAACGTTAGCTGAACCAACAACTAGCGGTGCAAAAGTTAATCCTGCTGTGCTGAAGTTGACTGTGTTACCTGGAAGAGCAGTCAAGTCTGAGAACAATTTGTAAACTTTATCTGTTGCGTCACGCACAATACCAGTGTACTTTGTTGTTGCACCTTCTTTATACTCACCAACTGTACCTAAGTCAAGAATGTCAGCGGCATTGTTTGCGCCAAGAAAGACGATAGGGTTTGTAACAGAAAGTGAAGATGTTGAAACTGTGTTACCAGAACCTTGTAAGCTAATCGCACCAGTAATTGTAACGTTACCACCAACGCTCATGTTACCTTGAATACCAACTCCACCTACAACTGTTAACGCACCAGTTGTTGGGCTAGACGAGTCGGTTGGAATTTCAATATGAACATTTACGTCTGGAGTGATTTCCATCTGAGTATTACCAGTTGCGAAACCACCAGCACCGAAAATAATCTTTCTAGTTGTACCAGCTGAGCCTGTTGCAATAACTAAGTCGCCAGTGCC